ACAGTACAGTATAACACAAAGTAGGTCAACATTAAATTAATTCAATAGAATAAACTGTACAGAAACCGGATTCAGATCAATTAGGGTTAGCGCGTGGATAAGCATTCGAGTTGATACTAGAAATATAAATGACTACTCCATATTCATTATCAAAGGAACAGCTTAAGTCAAGTACTAAGAAAATATTGATGGATATTATCGCCAATCGTAATAAAGATTACGAAAGTAGGAAAGATAAATTATCTAGTTCTGGTAATAAAGAAGCATTAGTTGACAGAATCTGGAAAGATTGGGGTGGAGACGAAGGTCTGCAAAAATTTAAGAATAGCAATAAATTTAACACACCTGCGCCTACACCTGAATCTGATAGTACTACACCTAGTCCTACACCTACACCTGAATCTGATAGTACTACACCTAGTCCTACACCTATACCTTTACCTAGTCCTAGACCTAGACCTACACCTATACCTAGACCTAGAGTACCTCCTGTAAAAAAGACAAAAGTAGATACTCCAAATATACAAAAAAAGGATACAAAGAACTATGAGTTTACCGATGATTATGTTATGCATCTACAATTAGAATTGAAAGAATACATACCAGGTGCGCTAGAACCTCACGACGCTGATGATATAGATCTTGATGAACTCATACGTCTTGTTAACACAAACGACTTTTGCGTAAAAGTAGCAAAATCTTTGAAAGGTATTTATGAAGCTAAATTAGCAAAATATAAAAAATTACAAGAAAACACTCTTCAAAGCATTAAAAATGATATATATGAAAAGAACCAAATGAAATTAACGGCTGATATAGACAAACAAGATCTTGATCGGCTTTTTCCTATGATCACTATTAACACAGCATTTTTGATCAAATTAAAAACACTCGCCGATTTGGCTTCACAAAAAATAAGAGCATATTCTTCTCCTACTGTTATTCATATGGTACGAAACAATCTATTATTATCAATTACAGATGAAGAAGATGGTATTATTTCAATTACAGGAGCGAGTAGAGAAAAAATTCGAAATCAGCTATGTAAAACACTATTTATTCTGAGCAAGGGATATCGTCCATTTATGGATGCCTTTCTGAATTTGGTATTTACAGGTCCAGCTGGGGTTGGAAAAACAAAACTGGCAAAAACATATGCTTTTGTGTTTGAAAAATCAGGTATACTTCTTCGCGGAGACTTGATTATTGCATCTCCAAAAGACATGGTTGGAGAATATATTGGTCATACAGCTATTAAATCGGCTGGTGTCCTTATGAAGGGATTGGAAGCAGTAATTCTGATAGATGAGGCTTATCAAATTATGCCTTGTACACCAGACGGAAAACTCGACAAAGATTCTAAATCATTTGGTCCAGAAGCAATAACAGAAATTGTAAACTTTTTGGATAAATATATAGGTATGTCTATTATGATTGTTGCTGGTTATGAAGAATCAATGAAGAATTGTTTCTTTGGTGCAAATGAAGGATTGAGCCGTCGCTTTCCTAATCAGATAAGTATTCCACCGTATTCAAACAGTGATCTCCTGAATATATTCATTAATGGAGTTAATAAAAAATTAGGAGAAGACATATTCAATAATGATATTGTTAAGTATATATTTACTAATATTGTTAGACTTTCACAACAAAATAAGGATATTTTTTCGAATCAAGCAGGTGACATGGTTAATCTGTCAAGTATGTTTCTTAATTCATATTATGGAAGCGTGAAGACATCTTGGGATAACGGTTTAGATGATCAAGTGCTAATTGTAAATAGCACATTTAACCAATTTTTGAGGAATAAAGGGTATTATGGAGTGTGGACTCGTTAAAATCGCAGAGTTTTTAATAATGTAACACATTTTTCTTCTTCATACAATTGTGTATCTCCAATTTTTTTTACTAAAGAAGCCGGAAGAGTTTGAAATAATTTCTCAATATTTTCCCTATGTGCTTCCCCTATTATCAATATATATTCGTCTATACGCGAATGATCTTTTTTAAGCATCTTTCTAATTATAAAATAATCAGCAACGTGTTTCCACGCATCAAACAGTTGCCGTCTAATATTTGGATCATTTTTCTTAATATTGCGCTCAACGCGTCTAAAGTATGTGCATATTTTTTGATAATATGATTGTAAGAAGTCAATCACTTCTTTGTAATAAAATTGTGGATTATTCATAGCAAAATTATTGGAACGTTCCCAAAACGGCTTAACAAAAGCCTCTATAATTTTTTCTTTGTTATCTGTATATTTAGCCCATCCTTTACCATACAGATCGTCTTGACCACGTCTCGATAAGAAATAAGGTCTGTAATCCAATGGAATGATTTGTTTTTCAGTCTTATTTTTTTTCATCTTTTTGTAAGTATTCTTTATAGAAGCAGAATTCATTAATGTTGGAACATCAGCTTTGATATTTTCTCCACCGCAATAATACTCTAAAATAACACGACAATTTGGATTATTACGTGTGGTTTTTGCACAGTATTCACATATTGGTAGAGATAATCGAGATTTACACTTAAAGATTTTATCATGTCTTTCACCTATCAGAGTCACAAGTACACTACAATCAAATATATATTGGGAGAAGGAAACAGCGCTCTCTAACATATATTCTGTTGGTTCAAAAACAATATATTTACCCGTTATATTTTCTAGATGTTTCTTACAATCAACAGGTAAAGTCATTTTATAATATGGAAAGATTTGTAGAGTTAGATATTAAAAACGATACCGTTTTTAATAGTAATCTTAAAATCTATATGAACGATACACACTAGTACAAGTGTGATTACGTGGATTTCCAATTTGTTTCGTTAATTGTACAACTGGTTTGCCAGCACTAGATGATATACTATTTAAGTTGTTTAAATGGCCTTCAATATTTTCTATATGTTTATAGCCTATAAGAATAATATATTCGTCAATGTCTGTTTTGTTATTCAACAAGATCTGAAGAACAAAAAAATTGGTTACAGAAGCCCACGCCTTCATTAGTAAATTTTGAATATCTTTATCAGTAAGAGGTTTATCAGGAAGAGGTTTACCATGTCCAATCTCTTTTATAATATTATTGAAACGCATAGTCATTTCTACCATAAAATACTTTGTTAAGTATATATAAATTATATCGCTAAACATACCTTTATCTAAAAATTTTTCATCCGGATCTTTATTTATATTTTCTGGATCGGTTGGATCAAGTCCAAAAAAATCATAAAACGGTTTTACGTATATGTAAATACCTAGACGGGATGGATGATTTTTTGCATATTCTAGGTAACTTTTTATTTCTCCGTACATAATATTTTGCACTTCTCGTGTAAGAATGTATGCCCTCATATCAAAAGGAATAATTTGTGATGTTTTTCCGTCATTTACCAGAAGATTGAATGTTTCAAATAAAACTTTACAATTATAAATATCACATGGCAACGGTTCATAATTTCCAAACTCCAACATAACTGAACATTTTGGGTTTGCATTAACCGCACGTAAACAATAGTCTGCGATTCTCATTGAAGGTTTATTACACTCAAATGGTATAACATGATCTTCACCAAATAAAGTCAATAGTCTCCTACCATCAAATATATACTGTGAGAAATTATATGCGCTATCTATTCTAGTCGTATCCTCAACAAAAACAATATTTTTTCCGGTATTCTTCTTTAACTCTTCGATCTTATCTGTATCTGACATTTATTTTAAGTACGATTAAAATTTTTATGATATAAAAGTAAATGTAGATTTTTAGAAATGAACGACACAACCTCTAAAGAAGTCATATGTTTTAGTATTGGTTATGCCCCAGATTTTAATTTATCTTCAAACGGTGTCTACGGGGCTGAATTAGCTTTAAAAAGACTAGCAGAAGAACTATCAAATACTCACGATGTTTATATATTTGGTGCAGTTATTTCTAATGCATTTGTGAATGGTGTTAATTATCTCAATTCTTGTTTTCTAAATCAATTTATGAACTCTTGTACGGTTGACGTAATGATAGTAAGTAGATATATACATCATTTTTTGGAATTTGATAACAAGGCTCGCAAGACATATATTTGGTTTCACGATACTTTAGCACATCCTGCTTGGAGAGGTATATTTATGCCAGAAGATGGATATTTTCTTTTGAAGAATATTATAGATAAAATAGATGGAATCGTAGTTTTGACCGAATGGCACAAAAGTAATGTAATACAACATTACAAAGATATTGATCCAAAGAAAATTGTTGTAATTGGTAACGCAATCGATGTTTCACGTTATGCAGGTAAAACGATAAATCGTGTTAAAAATCGGTTTATATATACATCTAACCCAATCAGAGGATTAATCCAACTTGTCGATCATTTTCCTTCTATCAGAAAAGAAATTCCAGACGCAGAGTTGTGGATTTACAGAGGTGAAGAAGAATTTGAAGATTATCGACCTCTTCTTGAGCTAATCAATTCATCTGATTATATTAAATTTATGGGACGTATTGATAATGAAGCATTAGCAGAACATCAAATGGCAGCTGATTTCTGGTATTATCCAACCGCGTGGGAAGAGACTTTTTGCATTAGCGCTCTTGAGGCTTTGGCAGCTGGATGTATTTGTGTGACATCTAATCTTGCTGCACTAAAAGATACAATTGGGAATAGAGGAGTATTATTGCAAGAAAAAATTCATTCTAAATGTTACTTCAAAGAAGCAACTGACAAAATTGTAGAAATTTCAAGAAATGATGATATGAAACAACAATTTCGTATTAAAGGTGTCGAATGGGCAATGAAGCAATCATGGTCTACACGGGCGACTGAATGGTTAAATCTAATTGGACACAAGGTTGACAAATCAATAACTGTTAAATTAATGTGTAACTGGACTGATAATAAAACATTGTTTGGTATTTACAAACGTTTTTGTCAACCAGAAGGAAAATGGGGTAATATTCTGTTTACAGATCAAGAAAAGGCCGATTTTTACTGCATCATTAATTTTCCGAGAGAAGACGAATATTGGGATCCAAAAAAGACAATTCTATTGTCAATGGAAGAATTAGAGAATAGAAAAACCTACTTTCCGTATAACTGGATTATACCAAAAAGAGATAATTTTTTTAATTGCTTCTTTAGACGTAATAGCGTAGAATGGCATTTAAGCAAGACGTATTCTGAACTTTTGACTATGAAAATAGAAAAAACAAAGATTTTATCCAGCGTTACATCTAGTGAATTTAGACTTCCAGGACATATTAAACGTATCAACTTGCTAGCTCATTTCGTTTCTAATAAATTAGAATTTGATCTTTACGGTAAAACGAATGTTTTTGGTTTTAAAAACTATGTAGGTTCTCTACCATTTTATGCTAAAGATGACGGTATATTTCCATACAAATACACCATTGCGTGCGAGAACGCTTCTGTCGAAAATTATTTTACAGAAAAAATAGTAGATGCAATCCTTGGAGATTGTCTATGTTTTTACTATGGTTGTCCTAATATTGATTCGTATATTGACAATCGCGCTTATATACTAATAAACCCGGATGATCCTAAAGGAAGCTTGAAAATAATTAAGAATGCGATCGAGAATGGTGAATGGGAAAAGAGAATCGATATAATTAGACAAGAAAAGTTAAAGATACTAAATGAAATACAGATAATTCCTGTAATAGAATCTATTATAACCGAAAAGTTGAAGAAGACGAATTTTTATGATGATTGTTGTATCAAAGTACTTAATTTGGATAGGAGACCCGATCGATGGGATAATTTTGTTAAACATGCAAATGATATAGGTTTGAAAAATTATACGCGACAACAAGCGGTGGACGGAAAGCTTCTCGTTTTGAATGATGATTTGAAATCAATGTTCGCTATTAAGAAAGATTTTGTTGGAAAACGTTGGAAGAAATTAACACATGAACATTTGGCTGGAAACCTTGGTTGTGCAGTTAGTCACATTGAAATGTGGAAATCTACTCTAGAAAGTGATAAGAACACTATTATACTAGAAGACGATGCCGTTCTTGATAATCAGTTCGTTGAAAAATGTAACAAAATATATGATGATATTAAGCATGATCCTCGATGGGATATTTTGTATTTAGGATTTTTTGATGATGATTATGGTTTGACTCATTACAATGACAAATTTGTACATGACGGCGTAATGCGTTTTTCAAATGTTATGCGTGAACATGGAGGTGGTACTTTCGCATATGTATTACGTCCTAAAGGAGCAGACAAGTTGATCAAATTAGTAAATCAAATTGGAGTTCAACAACCAATAGATCATTTTATGATTGATCATTTTGACACTCTATGTGTGTATAAAACAGTTCCTAATCTTGCCAAGTCTGATTTTTTCTTTTACACTAAAAAAGACACAGATATTCAAAACTGTACAACAGTCGTAGATCACTGATAACATTAGAAATATAAAAGAGTGAATATTGTAAATGAAAATGGGACAGGTATCTGGAAAGAGCATCTTTGAGAAGAAATTAGAACCTGTAATAGAACAAGAGACTATTATTACACCGAGATATATATTTTCAAGAAATTGGAGTAATATATCTACACTTACAAAACAACAAATATGTATTTAAAACAATCATTTTTTTCTGAGTCATTATATAAATGATTGTCTATTATGTTATTACAAAAAATGGCCAAAAATATTACTACAAAGATGGTAAAAGAATCACCGAATTGGAGGGCAAACACTTGGGGGCTAAAAAGAAATCATCATCTAAAACGAGTCCTAAGAAAACGAGTCCTAAGAAAACAAGTCCTAAAAGGAAGAGTCCTAAAGATGATCGAAGTCCAAGTGGTAGAAAGAGAAAGCCGTTAGAAGATCTAGTTCCATGTAAAGATCATCAGAAACGTGATCCTATCACTCGCAGATGTAAAAATATTGTAGGATATAAGAAGACGAGTCCTAAACGAAGGAGTCCTGCGAAGACAAGTCCTAAACGAAGGAGTCCTGTGAAGACGAGTCCTAAAGGTGATCGAAGTCCAAGTGGTAGAAAGAGAAAGCCATTAGAAGATCTGGTTCCTTGCAAAGATCATCAGTATCGCGATCCTATCAACCGCAGATGCAAAAATTTGCCTGGATATAAGAAGACTGTTATAAAATTAGTTATTCCTCAAAATCTGGCTACAACTCAACGTGAACCGATTCCTATACCTATAAGAGTAAATAGTCAACGATGGGAACGTATAACACGGATCGCAACCGATTGCGCTCGTAGATCAAAATTGCCTCTTACTGATTCTCAGTTGAAGGTCGTTGAGTTTATGGAAAATAATGACGGTTTGCTTGTAGTTCATGCAACTGGGTTAGGAAAAACGTTAACAGCTGTTACCTGTTCTCAGTGCTTTCTTGACAACAACCCAGGAAGTGGTGTCGTTTTTGTAGGACCACCATCGACGTGTTCTAATTTTGAAAAGTCAATGGAAGAGACCTATGGTGTAAAAAATAAGAATAAGTATGAAATATATACATTGAATAAATTTTGGAGTGAACATGTCGAAGGACGACCCATTTCTCTTAGGAACAAATTTCTTATAGTAGATGAAGCTCATAATGTAAGAAATGTTGAAGGTGTGATGGCATCTATATTGATCAATGCATCTTTCAAAGCAGCTAAGAGATTGCTTCTCACGGCAACTCCTTTTGTAAACTCTGTTCTTGATCTTATTCCACTAATAAACATGGTTCATGGTAGAAAAGTAGTCGGACTAAAGAAAGATTTTGACGCTCTTCAGGCAGAACACTGGATTACACACGATATAACTGATAAAAATCTAGAAAAGATTGCTTTGCTCCTACGAGACAAAATTGACATAGTTGATTACAAAGATCCAGAGAATTATCCCGAACGAATCGATCATTATGAAGATATTCCAATGAGTGACAATTATTATAGAAAATATCAATCTCTGATAAGCAGGGAAGAAATTCTAGGAATTCAGTTCAAATCACCAGAGCGATTTTACAATGGATATCGTCGAGCTGTAAACAAGGCAGGTCCAGACTATTGTTCTAGAAAGGTATTGTATTCTATTCCAATATTAAAAAGCGGAAAGTCTATTATCTTCACAAATTGGCTCAGTTTTGGTATTGAACCTATTGCTAAAGTACTAACCGATAATGGTATATCATTTGCAGAGTACTCTGGAAAAGTTAACAAACTGGATCGTCTGACAAACATTAGACGATTTAATGCAGATAAAATTGATGTTCTTATTATCACTCGTGCAGGTGGTGAAAGCATTGATTTGAAAGGAGTAAAAAACGTAATCGTTCTAGATCCTCCGTGGAATGACGCATCTCTGGAACAGATTGTTGGTCGCGCTATTAGATTCAAGTCGCATCTTCATCTTCCAAAAGAAGAAAGGAAAGTTAATGTCTATTTCTTATCACTTGTTAAACCGGACAGCGTTCCGGAGGAAGATGCTGTTATGTCTGGTGACAAAAAACTCTATGAAATAATAAAAAATAAGAAGAAGATAACAGACGAGATAATGCCTATGTTGAAAATAGAAAGTTCGATATAACACAATTTTTTAAGCGTAAAACTAAATCTTTTGAATAAGTAAATGTTCTTATCAGTAAAGGAAATATGTTTCTTTTGTTTAATTTTCTTCATTACGGCGATAGCTCTTAATGGTTTTAGCGAAACCTTGTCAAAATATAAAAGTGTGTCTCCATTAATTTCATCTTACATTGTTTCATTCTTACTGACTATTGTTTTATTATCAGTATACAAATTGGCAAAGATTTCACATAATCAAAAAGATGGCTTTCATTTCGAAGTATCTAAATCAAAAATGTGTTGCGGATACCCATATATGCAATCATCTAATCCTGAACTCTTAAAGAAATGCACAGAGATACTTTCGACACCGGAAGGTCGTGCGAATGCTGTTTGTGATGGACACCGTATTCATTTTGAATATACTCCTGATTCAAATCAGAATTGGAAGAATGAAAGAATAGAGGATTGTAATTACCGCCGACATACACATTCGAATGTTCCTCTCGGTGCGACTGGAGCGAATGTTCCTCTCGGAGCGACTGGAGCGAATGTTCCTCTCGGAGCGACCGGAACGAATGTTCCTCTCGGTGCAACCGGTGCTGGTGACGCGATGATGATATCCGAATCGTACTCTTACGGAAATAATACAAGTGTTCCTCGTTTCATACACCGTTTAGTTCAGAAAAATAATTTTAATGAAAAAGGAAAGTATGCAAAACTAGTACCTGATGCGTACGGATGGATAAAACCAGAGAATAGAATTAACGTGGTTGAACTACATTATTCATAAATCGGAATCATAATTATGTTATGTTTTTTAAATATTATTTTATAATATTTTATAATAAATGGCATCTTCTTCAAATCGTTGTCGAAAAGAGGAAGAATATAATAAAGAACGCGATCCTTGTCCGCCTGATACAGAAGGTAAAACTGCATCTGAAGTATGCAAACAAATCGAAGAAGAGTCTGAAGACATAGCGGGCAAGATTGTAGGTGGTCTTCTGAAAGCAGCGTCTCCTTTAGCCGCAATAATTGATGCTTGCAGCTCAAAGTCAGAAAGTGTGCAAAATGTTATCAATAAATTACAAACTAAAATGAGTAGTACTAGCATCGCCAAACAATCTAGTGAATGCGTTAATTCTATTATTCAATCTCAAACAAATTCTATAAAAGCTGGTTTGTCACCAGAATGTATCATGGCTTTGGGTGCACAAGGATATACAAAAGAAGAAATTAGAGAGATGGTAAAACAATCTAATGTATCAAATATTAGTCAAACGAATACCGCAAATGCTACGAATATGTGTCAAATGAATTTGGTACTTGAAGCTTTAACAAACATGGACGCAAGTATTGATAATACAACTATACAAACTGCTATAAACAAAGCAAAAGGTCTAATGTCTAACGCATCATCTAAGCAAAATACATGTAATGATATTTCCTTATCTATGTCGGCATGCAAATATATACAACAATCACAATGTTGCTCAAACTCGATTACGCAAACGCAAGCCAATATGATAGATGCTCAGTGCATGGGTTCAGTTGTAAACGTATCACAAGCTAATACAGCTAATGCAGTAAATAATTGTATGTTAGACGCGCAATCTTCTGTTAGTGATACTATGGTCGGTAAAGTAAAAAATGTAGGTACACAAGCTGCCGACAACAGTGCAGAAGGATTGACAGTTGATTTTTTAATTGCACTTATTTTTATAGGTCTTCTTATATTTGGCGTACCTATTTACTTTGCAACAAGAGCCACAAGTGCTGTATTGAATAACATATTTTTTATAATCGGAGGTGTATTTATACTAGCAAGTATTGTATGCGCAATTATGTACTTTACAACAGGAAAACCAGAGAAAACACTATATAACGAACCGCGTGCCGCATGTACAGGTGTAAAAGCGCTGACTAGTATAACAAGATCAACATTTGGTAAAGCTAAACAACGTGTCGAAAATGGTGATGTCCTAGGGTATGATTTTTTTATAGATGTTGATACAGAACGCGGTCAAGAACCACGTGACATAGATCCACAGAAAATATCAGATGATCAAGAAGGTACTGTTTTGTATATAACTGTTGAACCAACTGGTGAATGTGCTTTTGATCCACCTGACAAACCGCAGACAGCAAGCGTTTCGTACATGAAACCGAGACATGATAATAAGTTTATAGCACTTGCCGGTGTACTAATAATATTAGGTTTCACTTTTATAGGTGTCGGATTATACAAACTTAAATTTTCTCAAAAAATCAATCCAAACGCTCCAAAGGAGCCTGCATCTAAGACTGATTTTGAGCTGACTGAGATTGGTAAACGATCTCAACCTGCTGCTGCTGTATAATATACTTTATGCTATTTTATAAATAAATGCCGTGGCACATAAGAAAAAGTTCAACAGGTAAAGGCTATTACGTTGTTACAACTAGTACAGGACAGAAACATAGCTCTCATCCATTGGATTTTGATACTGCAACGAAACAACTTAGCTTTATATGCAAAAGCCAGATAATCATTTTAAAATCATACCATTTTTGTATGATTTTTTACTTCTGGAATAACATTGTTTACGGAGACGGAGAAGAAGAAGGAGAAGGAGAAGGAGCAGCTGACGATCTTGTGTATATGAAAATTCCTACACCTAAACCTACAACTAATAATAATCCAAATATCACACCTAAAATTATCAGTATTTTCTTATTCTTTTCAGCTGCTTCAGCTTCTTCTTGCTCTTGAATTTTTGCAGCTGCTATTGCTTCTTCCTCTGCTCTTGCTGCTTCTATTTCTTCTTGAGTTGGTTTAATCGTTGGTCCTGATGACTGTGCACAGTTTTGGTTTATTTTCTCCATAACGGCAGATTCATAACCGGTAATCACATTGTTGCAACATTCGATTTTTGGTTGGAATACAGGAGCTGGTTCTATCTTTTTCATAACATCTTCCAATTTTGGTTCTTCCAATTTCTTTGCATCTAATGTTTTCTTTTTATAACTTTCACTCCAATACCATCTCCAGTCCCGATATTCCTTGAAAGTTCCAGTTTTTGTCATTTGAACACGGTAATCAGGGTTTTGTGTCTGTTTTGGGTCCTGATTTAAGTAGTAAACATGAAGCTCATTTCCAACTTCTTTTTCCAAATCTTTTATTAATGCATTATAGCTATCAAGCCACACTTGACGTTCAACTTTAAATGCGGACAATTTAGCCTCTTTAGAATCTTTCCAAGCCTTATACCGTTTATTATAATCATTTATCGCACTACTTAATGGGAGGAGACATGAACAAACAGCATCGCTCGGCTTAGTAACACAATATTCAAGTCCTTTTCTATCAAGCTGATCTGCTAATTCTTCGCTGCTTAAATCTTTAAGTTTTTTGTTCTCTTGCATATTATTTCTAGCACCCTTGACACTCTTAGGATTGTTTAGAGATTTAAGATCATCAACTGTTATATATTCGCCATTGCTTTTAAAGTTAATATATGCTTGATTAGCACTATAAGTATCTGGAATGTTGGATAAACGCAAGTACTCATTATAACTGAGTGTACCTTGCCTGAAACCTGCTATAATTTTGGTAATATTTTCAGAATCGGGATCCATTTATAAATATGATAGGATTAAAAACGTTTTAAACATTTTTAATCGAGAGAGAGAGTAGTTGCTAGAAAAATGTTGTTTTTAAGATTCAATTGATTCCAAATTTCTTTTATTTTGAAAAATGATTAGAATTGATCAATTT